GCCGTGATGTCGTACACGTTTATAGTAGCTTCCTTCTTGTACTCGTGGGCTAGTGCGATGCGGCCCGTGTTGTGGTCAAACACTAGGTTTCTCCAGCGGTACAGATCTAAGAGCGTGTCGTAAGAGTTGTCAACACCGACGAGAAAACTAGCCGTAATCGTGTACTGCTGGCTGACTCTCCCCGCCAACTGCATGATACCGCTGATCCACGGTACTGGCACGTTGTTAGTCGTAGGCATGGGTATCGTAAGAGTCCTACACAGAATGTGTAGGGGTTCTTGGCCGACAACGATAAGTTCGAACGCGTTCTTGCGTACGAAGTCACTTCTTATGTCTACCGGGTGGTATATGTTTCGGTCACGCACTGTTTAATTCACCTCTAAAAGCTTTAAAATTTTTAAAGTAGGGTAGATACTTCTCCCTCTCTATTAAGTTTAGTTTGTTCTAAAGAGTAGTAGTGCTACCCTACCTCTAGCTCGGAGAAGCTAGCTCCCGTAGACGTGATTATAAACCTGTTGATTAGTCTCTCCGCAACCTTCGTCGGCTTGAGCCAAACTTCAGCCACCATGGTGTTGTTGTCTATGTCGAAGGGGGTGTTTGTAGTCTCGTCGCAGACAACCTTAAACTCGTACAAGCCCCGCCTCTGCTTGATGTCCGACAGCAGTGGGTCGACCAGCTGCGTGTACTGAATCCAGGTAAGCCTGTCGTTAGGCTCAAACAGCAGGTACTTAGTCGCGGTAGCCAGTATCTTCGTGATGTATATTATCAGCCTCATAACGTTGACTCTGTCGAGCGCGGACGGTTTCCGCTGCAGCGTCTTCTGACCGTACACTACGATCCCGTCCCCGGTAAAGTCACAGATTGGGTTGACCGCGTTTGTCCCGGTAGCGTAGAGTAAGTCTCTGTCGGAAACGTTCAGCCGTCTCTCAACTTTCTGCACCCTAAACAGCCTACCGCGGTTTAACCCCGCGGGAGCGTTCCACACCTCGGCTACCCTGTCGTTGTACGCGAAAACACTTACTATCCGTACGCTGGGTGGTACCCACTGCAGCGACTCCGTGAACTCGTCGGAGATCTGAATCCAGGGGTAGTACAGCGCGGCGAAGCTAGAGTTCAGAGCGTTCTCGTTCAGCCAGCGCCCCGACCCGTTGTGCCAGTTAACTACGTCCTGAACCGTTAGACCCTGGGGAGGGTCAACGATGGCGAAGCAGTCTCCCCTCTCGTTCTCGCAGAGTTGAATTAGCTTGTTGATAACGGTTTTGTTTCCAGGAAAGTCCGGGCAAGCGATTAGGTTGATGTCGTACTGCTCTGCGTTGGCGAACTGGGAGAGAGCGCTGACCGCGGAGTACTCAGTGATGTTCTCAGCGTCGTCGTACCCACCGCTCAGCTGCAGCACCGTGTTTAGTACGGGGACAAACCCGGCTTCCTCGTTCTCTAGCTCTACGCTAACGTAGTTTGAGACAACGCGGTTTGTGACAAAGTTTCTGCTAGAGGGGTCGCTAAACTCAATGTTTTTAAACCTCTCGGAGGGCAGCTGGTTTGTGCTTAGCTCGGGTACCCACACGTCTAACCCGTAGTTTCCGAAGTCGTCTTTGCTAAACCGAACCTTTAAACCGTTGTAGTACTCTCCCTTGTAGAGGGAGCTGACGGTTCCCATCTTAGAAAGAAAGTCAACGGTGACTGTGTCACCCTCGCTTAGACTTGCTATGTAGTTAACCGAAACGTACCCCGTGTCGTAGTCAACAACGCCGTTGCCGAGACTCCCTACTAAGTTACCCTCGCCGTCGTCCGTCAGTACTACGTCACTCCCGACTTTTACTCGCACGCTTCCCCTAATGACCGGTCGCGCTGACAGCGTAGCGGAGGCGTTGCCGAAGGTGTCTCCACCCTCACCCACGGTTTTAATTACGTCTAAGTGCTTGGCCAAGTAGTCGGCTAGTATCTGGTACCCACCCTTAAGGGGGTAAGTCAGGGCTATGTCTATAGTCTTATCATCGTAGTCTACTTTGTTCTCCGACACTACAACGTCACCCGTAAACTTGCCCTCTCCGTTGTCTTGAGCAACCACTGCCTCTCCGACTAGTACCGACACCGAGTTGGGATAGACAACGGTGTTTAGCGAGCCGATGTACGCTCCGCCGTAGGTATACCCGTCAGGCGATGTAACCACTATAGTCCCCAGGGTCTTAACCTTAAACGTGC